GCTTCTCCTGAGCTGATATCGAGATCGCCGGACTCAATGAAGACACCAGACATTGCTGAATCGTTGTCGTTGTACCCTTGCTCGTGCTCGAACACGCAGTTCGAGCTGGAGGTTTTTGCGGTCGCCAAGGGTTGATCCTCGATGCCTGCGTCTAGCCATGCGTATCTGATCAGACTGCCTATCGACCAGTGGTTTTCTTCGTAATTGTAGATGACGTACCGACTGACTTCGCCAGTTGCGTCCTCGATGCTTGGATAGAAGAACCAGATCTCGCCGTACTCGCTATTCACGCCCATGTGGCACTTGAACGCTTGGCCAAGATCAAGGTCATTGAAAACATACTCTTGTACAGCACAAGGGAGCTTTTGCACCGAGCCGTTGTAGAAATAAAACCCAGTCTTGCTGGCGAAATACACGCCGTTTGGCGCGTTCGCAGCAGCCTTGGGACCAATGAGTCCAGCGCCCTCGTTCACCAAATTGACGGCGAATGTCAAAGGCGGTCCGATAAAATTCATCGAGTACAGCGATGTGTCAGTCCAGATCAGTATCTCTTGCCTGCTCTTGATGCCGCCAACGATGAATGACCCGCTCGACAATCGCACTGATCCTGCGCTGTTTGTCGCGGTGGGCAAGAAGTCTAGCTCGTTTTCTGAATCACTGAACGCAACCAACATGGGATCAACAACACCAGTGCGTGAGCCGCTGGACAAAGGATCTGCGCCCAAGACAATCAGGTGCCGGTCAGTCTCTGAGGTGATGACTTGCAGACCGACAGTCGGCACTCCTGTCGCGCCACTGAGACCTGAAAGCTCAACCGCTCTCGTGCTTGTGCCGTTGTTTTCCAACCATCGGAAGATGCCAGCGCCACGCACGTTGATGATCAGGTTTTCACCAAAGTTGTCGTGCGTCCAAAGGCGCAACTGATTTACCGCGCTAATCGCAGACGCTGAGCCGAATCCTCCAGAACCCCAGGTGCCCAAACCCCAGCCTGCGGATGAAACGTAAGTATCCAGACCGACATTGATTTGATAAGTCCCGACAACGCTACTGCCGCCGTTTCCGCTGTCACTGCTGTTTGCGGTGACGGTCGAACCACTGGTGTCTTTTGCGGTAATCGTGTAAGCGTTTGCAGTGGTCACTAGATCGATTTGGTATTCTTGATTCAGAACCTCAGCGGTTACATTTCCGCCAAGTGTCGCTGCACCACTGAACGTAACAAAATCGCCGCTTACTGCGCCGTGCGCTGTGTCAGTTACGGTGATCGTGCTGCTGCCGTTGGTTGCGGCAAAGGTGACATCACCCGCGCTGGTTGTTGATCGGATAGGAGTAACGTCGTTATACGCGGACCCCTCTTGGATGTAATACTTGAACGTCGTGCCAACACCCAAAAAACGAGTGCCGCCCAACGAAATCCATGAGTGCAGAGCACGGCCCGTGCCCAGATAGGTGTTTGACCCAAGCTTGAGCCAGCCGCCTACTTTCTCTACACGACCTTTGCGGAATCGAACAAGGTTTGCATCTACCCAACCGCCTTTCGCGCTGTAGTCTGTTGCTTCCTTGTTGACTCCTGGCTGAAACTCAAGGGTTTGCAGCGCCACGAGTGATCAAGCCAGTCGGATGATTGCGCCGGTTGCAGTCGGACTTGGGAAGACGACTGTGAAATCACCTGCCGTGCTCGTCTTGTCTCCGCCAAAATCTATCACTGCACACGCTTTGTCAGATTGCGTGTCGTTGTAGATCATACAGCCACGCGCCGTAACGGTTGCGTTAGAGAACGTCAGGTCTGAGAAATCACAAACCGCTGTAGTGCCGGAAGTTGTCGGCGTAACAGAAGTCAAAGTCGATCCACCAGACGTGTAGTTGGTTCCGCTTGCTTGGCCGGTCGTAGTAAACGCGGTTGTGGAAGCGCCCAAAGTGGCAGACGATGTGTATAGCGCCAACTTGAATGAGTTGCCAGAGGACGCTGTAAAATTATGGGTTCCAACCAAAAGCTCTTGCTTGAAGCTGGTAGGAATTGCAGAACTGATAGCCATGTCAAAGCTCCCTAATTATTTTCGCCATCTCCTCATGGCCTTGACCTACAAGCATTCCTTGCAAGGTCACACGGTCAGAGGCGATAGCACTCTTCATCCCTAGCAATATTAGAGTATAAACTTGGTTTCTGAAAGCCTCGGCCTGCTGTCGAATATGCGGGTCTGCCTCTGAAGATATGCCTACAATCTTTTTGGTTGTCTCAGTCGCCCAGAACTCTGCATCATGGCCACGGTTGTCGGTCGTGGACACCATGACTTGGCCAAGTTGAAATCCTATTTGGTCGTCCATCATCCTTTGTACGGCTCCGGTGCTCGTGGGATTTCGACCGTTTCAAGGTTGTGTTTTTTGACCATGGACGCTAGTTCTGATCGGTCGCATATAACCCACTCCCCTTGCGGATCTGGCATAGCTATCTTGGGATTTGCAAGGCGATGGTATCCGTATAGGCGCTCCTCTAACCCGACATTCTGATCGAGCAGTGAGGATCGAGGGCTTACGCCGACCGTGATTTGGCTGGATATACACTTGCAAATCCAGAACTCCAAGCAAGCCCTACCCGCTTCGGCAAAATGTAGATTGTGCTTATAGCTGAAGTCCATGCCGAATAGGTCTATGTGTCCGACCTCATTCCAAAGCGCGAACGCCAAGGCATACGCAGTCGTGTTGTTCATATAAGCACAGCGTTGGTCTTTGATGACCGCTTCGAGCGGATACTCGACCAATGCCGGCACCCGCTCGTCAAGCTCACAGGTATAGATTGGTTTTGCGTAGTTTGGTAACACACGACGCATCACTTCGGTTTGATTGCCGGCATCCTCTGTGTCGAGAAAACGGCTCACGGGATCAAGCATGAATACACGGTCTAGCTCAAACACAGATAAAGCAGAGTTGATGCCCCAGACCTCATCCCATTGTTTGCTGTTTTCAACGCCTATGACGTAGTCAATCTGAGAGGCTCCCAGACCGATTATTGCTATTTTTTTGCCTTTAAGTTCTGCAATTTTTTCCATCAAGTCACACCAGCACGCAAAAGATCATATCGATACTCGTCTCTAGTTCCTCGGCCTTCGCTCAGATTCTTCATCCGAGAAATGCCTTCTTTGAAACGAGCCTCGAAGTTACCAATCACGTCAGGTGCTTCTTTCAGGAAAATAGCGGCTTCTACAAGAGTGCCGTACAGCAGAGGGTCAGGATGCTCTGTGCTCAACAGAGTTGTGCCTGAGTCTGCGCCTGCTGTAAGCGAAGTCGGTTTCGCTAAATAGTGCAGCTCAACTGTGTATCCACTGTCAGGGATCGGACTCAGCTCAAATGCTGAGTCGTCAAACTGCGAATAATATTTGGGAAACGCGGTCGTAGTGGTCGTCGGGCTGTACTGCTTGATAAATGAGGGGTGTTTGAAATCAAGGTAATGGTATTTATTGTTGCCGTCAATAACCGCCAACGAGAAAGGCGCAAAAAAATCAGCCGGTGTTGCCAAAAACCGATTGTTGTTACTCACTGTGCCTTGAACGTTTCTTCGCTGCTCTGGTAGCTGGACCATCTTAAAAATCCGGTCCTCAGATTCCGTAATAAACGTGTTCAGGTTGTTGTTGAACGTCGTCTCGTTGACCTGCAAGTAATCCTGCACCGTCGATTTCAATGTTGCCAAAGTGAAGCTCATGACGTGGTTACCTCCACGGTTCCAACACTAGCAGTGATTGCAAATGTTTGCAAAGTTGTACCTAATTTACCATCACCTACGTTTGTGTACACGGCAAAAACAGTGCCGTCTTCGCCATCACTGGATGGATCGGGTCGAGCTTCTTTCAGCGCCTGTGGATCAATCGGCGTTGGTTTTTTCATCAACTGCGGATGCTTCGGTGACCACTGGTCAGGACCGACGAGCAGGCCATTCCAAGTTTTTTTCATGTCCTTGAGGCGATACCGAAACCCTGTGATGTCACAGATCCCATACGCGCGCTTGTTGCTTGCAAAAGCCATCGTTATGCGATGTTGTAGTTGCGTAGATCAGGCGCGACTCTGAAGCTCGCACGCTCTTCGTCCTGGGACAGCGCACGGGTGAACTCTTCCTCGTACATCGCTTTCAGCATCTGCACCTTTTCGGGAGCACGCTTCAAGGCCAAGTAGTAAGCCAATCCAGCCGCGAGGCACGGGAAAAACCTAAACGGCACCTCAAGCGTGTTTGCACCCACATCTGCATCATCCATACGGCTGAGCACGTTCAAATGCAGCACATACTGGCTGTTCTTGTCAGGTGCTGGCCAAACTGTGACAGACGGCGACAGTTTTTTCTGGACCAGGAACTGGTTGGGCTTGCCAGTGGTGCTTTTTGTGGAAACGTGAGCGTATTCGGCTCGCGACATACGGCTGAGCGGTATGTCGGTGAC